ACCATTCAAAGAGAAATGTTTAGAAATGGATTAGAAGTAAAACCAAGATATGAGCATAAATGCCTTGTTTGTTTGAAGGAATACGAGCAAAAACCGTTAAAAGACTATGTTCCAATTAGTGATTTGGGCAATAAAGGCAAAAAAGAAAAACTACAATGTAGTGCTTGTGGTAATGACAATCCTCGTAAATGGACAAAACCAGATCCAAAAAATAGACAGGTATTACAAACTCTTTTAGATAAAAGAATAAACAACAACCAGCAATCTCTTAAAATTGTTGCAAGACAAGCAGAAAGAGACTTAGATATTATAGACGGTTGTTACATTTTAGTGTCAAGACAATGGAAATTAAAGTTATTTTCCACACCCGATCCTGAAACAGGTGCAACAAAAAAGGCACTTATGAGCATACATGAAAGTAAAATAGATGAAATTATTAGAATACACCCTATCCAATGCAGTATAATTGCAAGTGACGAGGCAGTTTTGGGGGTAGGTGCTGACGGTAAACCACGATATATATGCCCACAATATGAGCATAGAGATGCAGTATTGGAAGTTCCAGTATGTCCTAAATGTGGTTGTGAATGTTTTAACGCATTTTTAGAAACCAACAGCGTTCCTTACGGTGTTCCACTCAGTAGTCCTAAAAAGATGTATTACTCACAAAAAGAAATAGTATGGATTCCGGGAAAGTTTTATCCAGATGTACTATATGGAAATTCCCCAATTCAATCAGTATGGAAAAAAGTTCTATCCCTTATGTTCCAAGATGAATATATGTGGAAATACTTTGACAAAGACCGCCCACCAAAATCATTACTTGTAATGGGAAGCAGAAACGCTGAATCAGTTCAATCATTCATGGAAAAACAACGTCAAGGTGCAAGACAAGATCCATATATGCCAAGACCAATTCTTCTTAACACGGAAAACGTAGGTCAGTCACTTCAATATATCGACCTTACTCCAAACTTTAAAGAGTTGGAACTAAGTGATCTTAGAAAAGAACTAAGACAAATTATATCTACGGTATACGGTGTTCAACCTCTGTTCTATGGTGAACAGGCTAAGGCAGGTTTAGGTAACGAGGCACTTCAAGTAACACTTACAAACAGAACTATCAAATGGTTTCAAAGATTTTTGAATGAAAATTTCTTTAACGAGATTACCGACATAATGGAAATATATGATTGGAAAATTGAACTAGTAACCAGCGAAGAAATTGACGAACTCAGAGAAGAACAGGTCAGAGGTCAGAAGATTGACAACACGGTTAAACTATATGGCATGGGATTTGATGTGGCATTTGACGGTGAGAACAACATACTAATATCACAGTTCCCAAATCCTGAGAAACAACAGGCTATGATGGGCGGAGGCGTAGGTCAAAACGAGGGAGAAGGAAACAATGACAAGACAAAATCCTCTGCACCAAAGGCAGAGGGGGAAGCACAAAGTTTTGACGGTGAGCCAAAAATTGCAAGACCAAGTGATGAAGGCGGTACTGGCGATGGAAGCCCTGCTAGTGGAACTGGAACGACATTGAGTAACAAGGTAATGACAAAGGCTCAATGGGATAAGTTTCTAAAAACATTGGAAGAATGAACGAAGATACTGAACTGACTCAATCTGTTATAGATTATATGACACATATACCTTATGCAACTGCCTATGATGTGGTTCAACATTTTAGATCTATTGGGGTATCAGCTGAGAAAGTCTTATATATATTAAGAGAGTTGAATAATTAAAATGGGAGATTCGGGCAAAAGATTTGGGTGGACAGAAGACGGTCTAGATGCTAAAGACAGAATACAAAAAAACGATTTAAAAGAACGTGCAGGTAAAGAAAACCAGCATACAAGAAATTTAAGGGAAAGGGTACAAGACGATGAACAAACCAGAATTAACAATTACAGTGAGGGCTACTGCTATGGTTGCAGTAAGATAGATCAGGTAATATCTACTTTGATCTATATGTGCGGGGAATGTATGGAAAAACGTGGAACAGAGGGATTGATGTGTTTGCTTACAAAGAAAAATAACTATGAACTATGTGACATACACGCAGGATGGGTACATGATGACGTATGGCAGATCAACTGCTCAATGTGTAGTTCCTGCATGAGAAGACTAAATAAAGTTCACAAGGCATACAGGGCAAAAGGCGGTAGAGACAACGCACCTGATGAAATTATGAAAAGAAAATACTATGCAAGAAATCCCGGAGAGGAATTTGGCAACGGAATAACTAGAGATCAAACAAACAACCAATCATTCAGATTGGGATAACTTTCTTTCTGCTTCGTCTATTTTTATTTCCAGTTCCGCTATCTTTGTCAGTTGTTCGGCAGTTGACGGTTCATCAAATCCTTCTTCCCAATGAAACTTAATCTTTTGTGTATTGTAGTCTATAATCAAATGTATTGTATTGTTTCCAAAATCATAATACCATTCACCCATTAAACTCATTCTTTTTGGCGGTAAATCGGTTCCGTAATATATACATTTTTTAGCAAATAGAGGCTTACTCCAAGGCAATATTGAGTTTCTTACTTCCACTCTTTTTTCCTTTGGGTTGTAATAAAATTTATTTCTTGACACATGAGTTGGTTCTTTTTTAAATCTGGTAGTGTTTGTAGTGCCTACTCCGGGGTGTATATGCACATATCGCTTCTGTAAGTTGACATTATCTTGCATATATTGCATATCAGTATAGAACCAAAATGAATGATTTTCGGGTATATCTATCGATTTAACCTCTAATCTACTGTTAATTGAACCTGAAAAAGGATTTCTTTTATTAAAAGTATATACGTTATCGTACACATAAAAGTCCATATATATGATAATCAACACCTTTATATAATCGTTTCTTTGCCCTTTTATTATGTCAATCATAAAAAGACAAGATATTGCAATATCAGTAGTTGCACTTTCATTGTTCTCAGCAATACTATTTGTTGGATGGGGAGCAGTAAAAGGGCTATTATTTGATTCAACCGTGCAAATGTCCTCAGAACAATATGGAGCAATCTTTACCTTTGTATTTGGTATTTTGATTGGTTCAGCACTCACATACCTAGGTATTCGTGCAGGGCAAAACGGTTCTACGACTGTATCACAGTCATAGACCAACCCAATTTTTATATACTATAACCCATTTTTTATATACATGACAGAGTTTGTAGAATTTTCTGATTTTGTAACAAAGGGATTGACTGTTGATACAGCAGATGATCGTAGAATATTCAAAGGTCACATTACTGCTGAAATTATAGACAGACAACAAGAGTTCATTTTTGTCAAAGAAGTTATGAAAATTATGGAAGCATTTATGGAAGTAAATCCGGTCATATCAGACTATCACAGCAATAGAATGGTGGGCAAGGTATTAAGTTATGAAAAATCAGAATACAAGGGAGTCGCCACCGTTTTGATAACAGGCGAAGTTTACAAAAGAGATGGCATTACTTTATATGATAAAATTTGGGATAAGGTTGTAAAAGGTGAATACTCAGGACTATCTATGGGTGGTGCAAGTAAAGAAAGAGAGCCAATTCAAAAAGACGGTAAGATGGCATTGGAATTAAGAAAATTAGAGTTATATGAAATCGCATTATGTGATACACCAGCAAACCCATTCGCAGTAATAGAGTCTGTAAACAAGTTTGCAAAGGCAAATGGATTGGAAAGAATGGTAAAGGATTTCAACGGTAGAGAGCAGATAAGATGCACTAGCGTAGGTTGTAAATTTGACGTAGAAACATTCGTTGAGAAGGCAGATGGAGAGAATATTAACGTTGATGTAGATTTGGATAACCACCAATACAAATGTGACGGTGGAGAAGAATGTGATATATGTGGACTATCCAAGGCAGAACATAAATACAAGGAATTTGATAAACCAGAGGAAGTGGAAAAATTAAACAATCAAAATTTAGTTAATCGAGCAGCTGAAACAAGAGCAGACAACGTGGGGGAAGCAACGGGAAGTCCAAAAGAAACCAATGAAATAATTGATAGTATTCCAACAATACCTGCTAAAATTAAGAAAGACCACATACCAAGTACGCCTGAAAGTGTGGAAGAAGAAGCAAGAAACAAGCAGGATAAAATTAACGGTAAAGAAATTACAAAGGATCAACCAATAGGTGACATAAATGCCAAAGGTGAGTTCCCTCTAAAACCAAGACAAAGCCCAAACACAA